GTTATACTTGGGTTCAAATCCAACAAACCATTGATTATAATTATCACAAAAATAATCTAGTGTGTATTTGGGGATTGAAAGATTTTCTCCCCAAATTGTATAAGAATTGACAGATAAATCAGTCCTTTCAAAAGGTGTAATAAATTTAAATCCTTTAATTATAGGATCTGGTTCACGTAAACACTTACACGTTTTATTTTCTCGTTCTTTTGAAAAAACTGAATTTACATACCTGATCTTGTCATTATCATGATCATGAAGAAAAATAACCATATCTACATCACTGATACCTTCTCGCCAATTATTACGTGTCCAACTACCACGTACAGCAAAAGAATGTACATGTTCTTCTACCAAACCACAGAGATATTTCATCTCCGAGTAATCATTGGTAGGTTTACTTAGGTTTGGGATAATTCCATTAGCATCAGGATACCAATAGTTTCCTATTGGTTTTATCTCAATCATACTAGCAACAGTTTAGCTCGACTTGTTTTTTTCATGAAGTTTAACTTCTGAGCATCGTACTTAAGTTTTTCCTTAAGTGGTTTGCTAATTAATTTGGGGACCGATTCGATCTCGATCTCATTTTTTTCACAGTAAAATACAATAGCATCAATGTAGTTCATATCATTGTTTTCACACGCTACCTTCTCCACTTCCTGCGAAAATTTCGCAGTAGTCATAAATTTATCCTCCAGTTCTTTTGACATGTTTGTTTTGGTATTCTTGGATGTACTCTTGTAACAAAATTAGATATTCTTTTTTAGGTTTGACCACACTCACCTGTGGTTCTCCCTCTTCTATTGCTACAATAGTCACCAATTGCTGTACGGTAATACCATACAACTCCTGAAGCATACAAGCGTAGCCACACTCCTGAACATAATAGTCCATGAGATACTTTTCAGGTTTCTTTTCCGCTGATGTCTTAAAGTCTATGATGGATAGCACTCCATCAAATTCAGCGATACAATCAACACGTCCAGCTAATTTCAGCACATCCGAATATAGTGCTGCTTCCTGTAGGTATATATTATTTATACGGTCCAGGACTTTTTGAGATTTGTTGAACATGAACCATGGCAGTGGCATGTCATGGTACTTAGTTTTATCTAGTTGATTGTTGATATAATCTTCAACCAGCTTATGGTAACGAGTACCTCTAGTTGCTGAGTTAGTTGACTTTGCTTGTGCTTTATCTTTACCAACTCTTGCTCTCCATTTAGCAAGACCTGCTTGCTTCTTAGCATTGCTACTAATCACTGTGGTGATTGAAGGATACTTGTTACCTTGTGGAGTCACATAGTATCTCTTCCCATCAATCGTAACGGTGTTCATCTCAATAGGATTATCAATCCCCACATGATTAAAGAGCATTAGAATCCTAAGTTAAGTTTAGCAATGAGATATTTTTTGACCAGACCTGAACGAACGATGTCTTCAATACTAAATTCAATCATAGTAAAGTCATCTTGCATACTTTGAACGATCTTCATAAAGTCAATGATACCAGTACGTTCGCTGGACTTAACCAGATCAGACTGGCGAGCATCACCACAGAAAATGATCTTAGTATCTTTACCACAACGGGTAATAATACTATCAAGTTCGTGGAAGTTAAGGTTCTGACACTCATCAATGATAACAATAGAGTTATCAAGAGTAGTACCACGAAGAAATGATGTAGACCAGAAGGAAATAGTTTCCTGTGCCTTCAAGTTTTCATATAACATCTCGAATGAGTTGTCATCCGGCATCTCAAACATATATTTTACCATATTCTTATAAGGAATTTGGTAAAGAGATGCTTTATCTTCATGTGTTCCAGGAAGGAAACCAATCTCTCTTGTAGATACCAGAGAGCGAACGATGTATATTTTTTCATAAGGAGTATACTCACTCAGTACATCTTTGAGTGCTAGGTGAAGAGCAACGAATGTCTTACCTGTACCAGCACAACCATAAGTAAATAGGTTTTTCCCCGATTCATAAGCATCAAACATTACTGTTTGATTATCAGTAAGAGGTTCAATCTTAAGAAGATAGTCTTCGTTAATAGGTTTCTTTCTCTTCCTCTGCTTAGCAGACATCTTAGCTCCAGGAGCTTTGTTTCTTCCTCTAGGCATAAGTTTTTACCACTGTACTTGAGATCCAGGCATATTTGCCATTTTATTCATGTGTTCACTCCACCCAGGATGTGTCTTGTTCATTTTGTTACGCCAATCTCCGACTTCTCCGACACCAGCACAACCTTGTGACCAATCTTTATCCCATTCAGGATTCTCATCCTTCCAGGTACAATATTCTTTCATGGTCATGTGGAGAGTCTTAGTCTCTCCCGTTTCAGTATGTTTAACAGGGTATGTAGGCATTAATTCCACTCCATAGCTTCAGCACAAATAGGAAACTGTTCTTTAAAAACATCACGACATGCTTCGGCAATAATCATATGTTCTTTTTGGGTGCCATGGGCACTCCTCAAATCTATATAGTGGATCCAACTGCGCACTGATCCGCTCATGTAGATTTTGGTGGGCGTTGATAAAGGAAGCACCATGCGGGCACACTCCTTAGCAATACCACGATCCAACATTTCACGATAGAGATCCATTGCTTCATCAAAGTGATGTTGAATTATGATCTGAAGATGCTGTCGCTCAAAAGGATCGATATCATCGATACTATTCTGCCTATTCTTAGTGTCCTGCCTACGAATATCGGGTATAGGGATACGTTCTGCCAACATAGAACTGTCAGCATACCGTTGAGAAAACTCTTGGAATGTGAACGACCTATGACGCAGGATTTGAGCTGCTATTGCCCTTGAGGTAGAGATCTCTAGCGTCATGAACGCTTGCTCAAACACAGACCAGTGGTTGTGCTTGATACAATAACTAAGGAGTCCCGCTACCTTCGGGTTCTCCTGATTGTTCGGGTTCGATACTCTCGCTACATACCCCATCATCTTCTCCGCTTCGGGAGTCACTGAGATCAATTTTACTGGTGAAACTGTCATCGATGTATCCAAATCCATAAAGTGAACGTTCTCTGGCGTGTACTAGTTTACGAAGTTGCCGTGCTTGATACAACTCCTTCTTGATTTTAGCATACTCTTGGTCATCGTACAAGTGTGCTTGGTCAACTGCTTTCCTAAGCCACTTAATATATTGCTTAAGGTTTTGTGGTTGGTTAGTCTGGGTATCCATCGTCATCTCCGTCGTCATAGTTAAATCCAAACTTACTATCATCTGGTTGTTGGTATGCTTGTGTGTCTGAATAAACTTCAGACTTTAAACTGTCAACTAATAGCTCCAGATTTTTAACAATAAGTTTTAGTTTTTGTCTGTCCATATGGTGTACAGTTTTACAGATTATAGCATTAAAAAAGAGGAGCGTCAACCCCTCTTGTATGCTGTGTGGTTTATTTCATAAGTAAGCCTCGACAAATCCTTTTACAGGATTGAGAATCCTGAGCGTCACATTCAATCAGACATTCATAGTAATCGTTCAGACGTTGTGTATCCTCTTCTGCTTGATCAATCGTTTGTTCAAATCGACGCCATCCATTTAATTGCGATGTAGATAATAGATTGTGCATTAGTCACCTCCATTTCGTTAACACATAACAAAGGAATGATAGGGTTCATGATGCCACCTCACGGAATTCTGTAACTATCTATACCAAATGTCACTGAATTCTAACACATCCATTACGAATATTAATGCCTATTAATTTATACTCAGGCACAAAAAAAGAGGGTCGAAACCCTCTCGAAAAAAGTAAGTTAATCACTTAGTGTAAAGTTTACCACGATAGCAGAATGTACCGTGATTCTCATTCAGTCCTACACAACTAGCATCATATTTAACACCACGATATGTGGTAGCATGAATTTGAGCGTCGTGTAGTGCAGATGCTTTATTGATCTGCTTCTTGATCAGATTAAGTGTGTTCATGATTTACTCCTAAAGTAGTTGGATTTTTAGCCCCGTTCCTTTAGTCGTTTGCGTCCTTTGTTCCAACTCTAAAACAAGCTGGATCTGTTACTTCCATAAACCGAAAAATAAAGTCCAACCTCTCAGAAGAACTAAGAAGTTCTGACTTATAAACTCCTTTTGCCAACCAGTCATAGTCTTGACAAGACAGTTGTGGTTGTGCTGCGAACAGCATCAAAGGTAGTAACATAGGATCAACGCTCCGTTGCGCGACTTACTTGCGTCCGACTCAACGTCGGATGAACGACAGGTCTATTATAGACCTTATATACTATTTAGTCAAGTATAAATAATTATGTGTCCTTCGTACGGCACACTCCATTCGGAAAATACCATACTATGGTACGGGTTTCACATCGTACCATTTTTTATGTTTTTTATAAATAAATTTGATTGCCTTCGGGGATCACACAAAAAAACTCGCTTTAAAGGAGCATAAAATGACGGGACTTACACGTTACACGTCCAGTGACATGGGCAAAATTCTTGATGCTGTGGGAAAATACAGTGTCGGACTTGATGATGTTTTCCACAGGTTACATTCATATGGTATGGATAATCCTGGTGGTTCATATCCTCCATATAATATTGTAAAAGAATCGAACGTCAAATGGCGTATCGAATTAGCACTGGCTGGGTGGTCACGGGATGACATTGAAGTCACTACAGAATCCAATGTGTTGATCATCAAGTCCAAGTCTGCGAAGGAAGCTGATGACGTGGAGTACATGCACCGTGGCGTTGCAACTCGCACCTTCGCTAGAGGTTTTAACTTATCCGATGATGTTGAAGTTGGAGAAGTTAGATTTGAGAATGGTATGTTGATTGTTGATCTGAAAAGAATTATTCCCGATCATCAAAAGTTGAAAATGTATGATATTGAATAAACAGAATTGAATATCGTCGCCGTAGGGGTACAACTGGCAAAATCCAGTTGACGCCCCTCTTTTTTTGTGGTAGAATAGCTGAAACTAGGAGCCCTTATGAACCTACATGTAATTGAACTGATTAATGATACAATTGTTGTAGCTGACGTGGAAGAATTGGATGAAGAACCTTCATGTTTTTTAAAGAACTGTAGGGAGATTATTGACATTGATGGTACAATAACATTCAGGAAGTGGCCTTTGTATACTGATGAAACTGATACTTTGATCTTTTCAAATCGTATCATAACAATATCCACTCCATCTGACGAAGTAGAAACTCTTTATAAGAAGTCTATTAATTCATGAATTTTTACACCAACGTTCAACTTGTAGGAGATCAAATTCTCTATCGTGGTTATCAACATGGGGCCCGTATGATGTTTAGGGACAAGATTAACCCTGTCCTTTTTGTACCATCCCCAAAGGAAAGCAAGTTTAAAACGCTGGATGATAAATTTGTTAAACCTATCACTTTCTCGAACCCGAGGGAGGCCAGAGATTTTATTAAGAAGTATTCTGAAGTTGATAATTTTGAGATCTGTGGTTATGAAAGATTTCTCTATCAGTATATTGCTGATAAATTTCCACAGGAAGAAATCAAATTTGATATGTCGGTGATGAACATCATCACACTTGACATTGAGGTTGAGTGTGAGAATGGATTCCCAGATGTAGAAAGTGCTTCAGAATCTATTCTTTGTATAACCATCAAGGATTTAAATAGTAAAAAGCTTATTGTTTGGGGTACGAGAGAGTACGATAATAATCGTGACGATGTTGAATTTATATATTGTTATGATGAGAAAGATCTTCTAGACAAATTTCTCAATCACTGGGTTCAAAATACTCCTGATGTTGTTACTGGTTGGAATGTCTATCTATATGACATCCCATACATTTGTCGGCGGTTAGAACGTGTTTTCTCCGAGAAACATATGCGTTCTCTTTCCCCATGGAATCTTATTAATTATAGAGAGTTTTTCATCCACGGAAGAAAAAATATTGCTTACGATCTTGGTGGAGTTTCTTGTCTTGATTATCTTGATCTATATAAGAAGTTCACTTATACAAACCAAGAATCCTATAGACTTGATCATATCGCGTTTATTGAACTGGGTCAACAAAAACTAGATCACAGTGAGTTTGAGAACTTCAAAGCATTTTACACAAACAACTGGCAAAAGTTTATTGATTACAACATTCTTGACGTAGAACTTGTTGACCGTATGGAAGACAAGATGAAACTGATTGAGTTGTGTCTGACGATGGCATATGACGCAAAGGAAAACTATGAAGACGTATATTCACAGGTCAAAACTTGGGACAATATTATCTTTAATTATCTAAAGAAAGACAATATTGTTGTCCCGCCAAAGATTATACATAAGAAAGATTCTGCATACGCTGGTGCATATGTCAAAGAACCTATTCCCGGTATGTATGACTGGGTTGTAAGTTTTGACCTTAACTCTCTCTATCCTCACCTTATTATGCAATACAACATCTCACCAGAAACTTTGGTAGATGAAAAACATCCTACAGTTACTGTGGATAAAATCTTGAGTGAACCAGTTGTATGTAATGAGAAGTATTCTTTATGTGCAAATGGTGCTCAGTACAGGAAAGACTTTCAGGGATTTCTTCCTAAACTGATGCAGAAGATGTATGATGATCGTGTCATCTTTAAAAAGAAAATGCTTATTGCAAAACAAGCATATGAAAATACACCATCAACAGATCTCTCTAAAGAGATTTCACGGTGTAACAATATCCAGATGGCAAAGAAGATTTCTTTGAACTCTGCTTATGGTGCTATTGGTAATGAATACTTCAGGTATTTCCGAATTGCAAATGCAGAAGCGATCACTTTGTCTGGTCAGGTTTCTATCCGATGGATTGAAACTAAGATGAATAGTTATTTAAATAAACTGTTAAAAACGGATGGGGAAGATTATGTTATTGCTTCTGATACTGATAGTATCTATCTTAATATGGGTCCTGTGGTCGAAACTATATACGGTGGGAGAAAGGCTTCTAATGATAAGATTGTTACGTTCCTTGACAAGATCTGTCAGTTGGAACTTGAAAAGTATATTGAAAGTTCTTACCAAACGCTGGCCGAGAAAGTAAACGCATACGATCAAAAGATGCAGATGAAACGGGAGAACATTGCTGACCGTGGAATCTGGACTGCTAAGAAGAGATACATTTTGAATGTGTGGGACAGTGAGGGTGTTCGTTATGAGAAACCTAAACTGAAGATCATGGGATTGGAGACTGCAAGATCTTCAACTCCTGCATTCTTCAGAGATAAATTGAAGAAAGCATTTACTATCATCATTAACAATACTAATGATGATCTAATTTCATTCATTGATGATGTTCGTAAAGAATCTAGAGAACAAGGTGTTGAAAACATTTCATTTCCCAGAGGATGTAATGGTCTAGACAAATACCGGAGTTCTGCTGATTTGTACAAGAAAGGTACACCCATTCAAGTGCGTGGTGCTATTCTGTATAATCACTTTATTTCTAAGAAGAAATTGCAGAATAAATATCCACTGATTCAGGAGGGAGAGAAAATCAAGTTTGTATACTTGAAGACTCCAAATCCAATTGGTGAGAATATCATTGCTTATTTACAAACTCTACCTAAAGAGTTGAACCTAGATAAGTATATTGATTATGACAGACAATTTGAAAAAAGTTTTGTCGAACCATTGAAGAACGTAGTAGAAACCATCGGATGGCAAGTTGAGAGACGTGGAAGTCTTGAATCTTTCTTCGTTTGATGGTAGAATAATTTTAACAAGGAGTATTTTATGAGTTTTCTTAAATCTGTAATTAAAGAGTTGGATAATGAGTATGCTGGAGTTGTTGAGGACGGTGTTGTTGGTGCTGACTGCGACCAGTTTATTGACACTGGTTCTTACATATTCAACGCCCTATTGAGTGGTAGTATCTATGGTGGACTTCCAGGAAATAAAATCACTGCTCTTGCTGGAGAATCAAGCACGGGTAAAACATTCTTTGCACTATCAATGGTGCGATATTTTCTGGAACAGAATCCGACTGGCGAAGTAATTTACTTTGAGTCTGAATCTGCTGTAACTAGATCTATGATGAAAGAGAGGGATATTGATACCTCTCGCATTGGTTTGGTTCCTGTCACTACTGTTCAGGAGTTTCGTACTCAATCGATTAAGGTTGTTGATGAGTACATGAAAACTAAAAAAGAAGATCGTCCACCATTGATGTTTGTTTTGGACAGTCTCGGTATGCTTTCTACTACCAAAGAACTGGAGGATGCGGCCGCTGGTAAAGA